TTAAGATTGAATACATTATTTTAGCGACATTTGTATTAATATTATTTGTTTTACTGTTAAACAGTAAGAATATATGCGAAACTTTTTATAACAATAATAAAAAATATAGTTTAGAATATTATTACATGGACGGTTGTGGTCATTGCGATGAATTCAGTAAAAGTGGTATTTGGGAAAAATTAGAGAGCGCTAATTCGGGTAAGTGTAAATTTGAGAAATATAACATGAAAGATAAGATGGACCGAATTAAAAAGTTTGATATACAAGGGTTTCCATCAATATTACTTATAGATAAATCTGATAACGATGATAAAATGGTTAAATCATATGAGGGGGCCAGAACATATGTTGATTTAGAAAAATTTATTAATAATATATAAGATATTATTAAGGTATTAATATAACAATAAAATGGGTGGCGGATTAATGCAGCTGGTTTTAACGGGACAAATGGATGAATATATAACAACTAATCCGTGTATTAATTATTACAAATACGTTTATAAAAAACACACCAACTTTTCATTAGATAGCTATGAGACTCCTCCAATAAATAATGCGAGTGGTGGATTTTATCAAAGTGTAAAGATGACATATAAGATTGAAAGGCGCGCAGATTTATTAACAAATATGTATTTATCATTTAAAATACCTAATATATATTCTAGCAATGAATTAAGATTTAGATGGATTGAAAATATAGGTTATAATTATATAGATCGTGCTGAATTATTGATAGATGGGAATACGATTGAAACATTATATAGCGATTGGATGAATATTTGGAATGAATTAACTAATAAAGATGGAATAGAATATAATAAGTTGATTGGTAATGTGGTAGAATATACAGCACCTTATAGTTTCCAGGCAAAATATACGTTTGTTAATAATAAGTTATATAATGTTAATTATCCTGTTTCTACATTTGCAAGCAGTACTCCGAGTATTAAAGAAAGGGAAATACAGATACCATTAAATTTTTGGTTTACGAGGAATCCATCATTAGCATTACCGTTATTAAAATTAGCAAATAATGAAGTTACATTAGACGTATATACTAATAAGCGTGCAATTGAAGGTTTATATAAAGTATGGACGGATAAATTGAATACATATGTATCAAGTAGTTTTTATAATTCTCTACATAATTCTAACATATCAATTAGAACATTTATTAAAAATAAGAACCACGATGTTCAAAATAAATTACATTTAACATATGTATTTTTAGACAGTACAGAAAGGAGTAAAATGCTTCTTGAAACGAATAGTATGGATTATATTATAGATACTGTTAAATTGACTGAATTAAATATTGACACATCAGCGCAATCTACCGTAACGTGTGATATTACTAATGCTAATAATCATGTAAAAGAAATTATATGGTTTATTAGAAGAAATGATATGTTAAATAAATATAATAATTATATTAATTACACGGCATCACCTATATATGCCGAAAATATGAGTATTATGAATAGAGCTGTTATTAAATGGGCTAGTGATACAAGTCGCGCAGATTATAATGCAGAATATTATAATAATATTCAACCATATTATTATCATACTAATATACCTAGAACGGGAATATACTGTTATTCGTTTGCATTATTTCCTGAGAAAATCAATGCTTCCGGTTCATATAATAATTCGCAAATTAAAACATCTGTTACGGTAACAACAAATGATTATAATAACGATGTTATATTCAATTCCATACAAAATGCGACAAAAGCTATATTAGGGGAGACTTATGAATACAATGTGTTATATGAAGGTAAATTCTTTGTGAAAGAAATGAATATTCTTTCTATAATAAATGGTAGTGCACAATTGAAATTTGTTTAATTTTTTTATTCATTGAAAGTAGTAAGAATGGATTTAATTGTATTAGTAATTATATTATTAGCAGGTTTTATAATAAAATATCTAATTGATGTCATAGCATCTTTAAGTAAGGAGATAAAGGAGATAAAGAATAAATGTATAAAACCCTCCGCTACTACTAATTTAAAAGTAGAAACTATAACGCCAATAGAAAAAATGAATAAAGATATCGTTAGCAGTATGTCAAATTATAAAAAGTTTTTTGATTAAAATACATATAAATAATATAGCCTTATATACATTAATAATAAACATAAAATGCCAAGAAAGTCAAAAAATCAAGATGAAAAAGCAATAGAATTGAAAAAGAAGAAGAACTTAATGAATACTATGGTAAAAGACGTAACACTAGTTGAAAATGAAGATATTATATTACAATTACCAATAACAGAGAATATAAATGACAAAGTAGATAATGATAATATACAAGAACAACCAAAACCTTACGAACCTGATTGTTTTTATTTAAATGATTCAAATCATTATAATAATATACAGGACAATAATCTGGAAAACATTGATACAAATAGTGAATTTATGTTAGATTATGGCTATTCAAAAGATATACTTAACAGTAACAATAACTGTTATTGGTGTTGTCATCCGATAGAAAACAGAGCATATGGAATGCCTTATAAATATAATGTTAAAACAGATTCTTATGTTTTATTCGGTAGTTTTTGTTCTCTTGAATGTGCAAATGCTTATAATTTCTCGTCTCATTGTGGTAGTGATAAGGTTTGGGAAATTAATAGTTTAATACAAATGTTGAGTAAACATTATGGGTGTAATAGACCAATAAGACCATCGCCTTCGCGATTTTTACTAAAAATCTTTAACGGACCATTAACAATCGAAGAGTTTAGAAGCAGTCATTTAACTAATGATAAAACACATATATTAAATTTACCACCAATGATAACAACTACGCATAACTATGAAATAGTTAATACATCTTATATCAAAAATATAACAGATAATATCAATAACCAAGGCAAAGAACCTTCAATATTAAAAAATATAATTGAAAATAAATTAAAGGCCGTAAAATAAAAAATGATATAAGGCGTATATCCTTTATATATTACGTATAATGCCAGAAATTTACTTTTCTCCTTATAGAATTTCAACAATCACTTGCAATGCCAATATTGGTGTAAATATTAATCTTAATTTAAATGTCTTATTTGATAATATTGATATTAAAAAAGAATGTTTTGATAATAAAGAAGGTATCGTATGGATTCAATTTATGAAGGAAGGTGAAGATGTGTCTAGGGGAACATATCCAAAGAAACGTCGGAAAAGCAAGAAGGATAAGGTAAAGAAAAATAGATTTGATAATCAAGTTACTATTATTTATATGTTTAATGATAAATATATTCCAAATGTAAAAATCTTTAAAAATGGAAACATACAATTGACGGGTATTAAGAAGGTAACGGATACTGAAATTATCGTAAATTATATTATTGAAAATATTAGAAACATTTATAAAAATGTAACAAATAAAATTTTATCAGAAGATAATGATATTGATATGTTGGGTTATCAGAACTTTAAAATCAGGATGATTAATACAGATTTCAAGGTATATACTAATCCAGAGATGACAAATGGATTTGAATTAAAACGCAAAGAAATTCACAGATTATTTATTGGGGAGAATTATAACAACAAATGCTCTTTTCAACCAGGTATTTATCAAGGTGTAAAACTAGAATATTTCTGGAATAAAATTAGCGAGTGTAAGAATGGTATTTGTAATTGTCCGACGAATTGTTATGGCAAAGGTAGTGGTTGTAAAATAGGTGATTGTAAAAAAGTAACGGGGGCATTATTTGAAAGCGGTAGTATTCTAATTACAGGAGGGATAACTTTTGAACAGGTTAACGAAACATATAAGTATATTTGTGATTTTCTTAGAAAAAATAAGGATAATATTAGGAAACCTCAACCAAAAGTTTCATTGATGTGACAGCTGAAATTATAGTTATCATCGGTTTTATTATATTTTTTATATAAGTCAGTTTTTACTGTATTATTACCGGGTCTATTGTATGATGGTATATGGTGGTTAGCATAAAAAAGCGCGCTATATGAAACAGCATCTGGTTCAACATAAGGGATTACATAAGTATTACCCCATGGTTTTTTATCAAATAGCACATCTCCCGTATATAATCCTGCATTTTTAGGAGGAGGAGGTACATTAACATCAGGTGAATAATCAAGTTCAGTATATTCTAATTCTTTTTTCATTATGATATCTCTATTTATATTATATATATATATATATATTGAAAATGTAACCTAATTATAAAATGAGTACATAATCTTATTTTTCTAATGATTTTATAAACTTTTTGAAATTTAAGAGATTTTATTAATTATGTACTCATTTTTATCTAAGTATATAAAGAAGAATATTATATTAACAATATATAAATGGGTAGAAAAGATAAAAAGCAGAAGACACAAGACGACCATGCTTTTGTAAAAGATGGCATGGAAACTAATGAAATTAGAACGATTGTGCAAGATATTATGCTTTACATAGAAGAACAAAGAAATAAAATGGAATTTAAAGATATTATTGTCAGTTTAAAAGACAATATTAAAAAAGTTGAATTCTTCGAACAAAGATATCCTATGTTATACCAAATGGTGACAAAAGAAGAAGGTTTTGAATATCAGAGTTTAGAATATTTCTTGAAAATGCGCGAAGGTATTATACAAAATCAAATGACTAGCGATGATGCATCGAAAATAGTAGGACAGCAATGGTATGATAAATATTGTAAAAATAAAGTTGAAAAATAAAAATTGATATAAGACTTATAGCTTATAATAATAACAATTATGAATTCAACTCAACCAACAATCAGTTTCCCAAAAAACGTCAATGAAATTATTTCAGAGACTTATGATATTTATAATAGTATTAACGACGATAATAAGACATATGCTAATTGTTTGATTATGGTATTGAAAAAATATCATTTGTGGCCCAATATCAAAGTGAAGAAGTTCAAGAATCGTTCTGATATTGTATTGCTACATAATAATTACAAGATGGGTGAAATCTATGAATATAAAGAACTATATGAACAATGCAGAAGTATCGTACTGGATTTCACACTATCTTTTAATGATAACGTCGTTGTTACATTTGCAAATTCAATTCCTTCTCGTGTTGATGTGAATACATATATGACAAATATTTATAGCGATCATGATAAATGCTATGAAGCATATGATGGTACAATGATTACTGTATATTGTCATAATGGAGACTGGTACTTTGGAACATCAAGTTGTCCTGATGCAAATAGTTCTAAGTTCTCTCATCCAAATAAAACACATGGTAATATGCTCGATGAGATTTTATATAAATATTATGGAAATCAGCTAACGAGTGAAGATATGAAACTTCATCCAAATGAGATTTCAATTATTCTTAGAAATAAGTTTGTAGCTTCATTGAATCCAGAAATGGCTTACGAGTTTATTATTATTCATCATGAAAATGTTCATATTATTAATTATACAAATGTATTGGGTGAAAATTACAAAGAATTAATTCACGTTAATACAAAGAATAGAGGAACATTGATTGAAGAAGATATTCATACAAAAAAAGTGGAAGAATTAGCGAATATTGGTATTAACTATCCTAGGGAATTTGGGAATATTACAGAAGCAATGAGCTATATCAATGAGAATCAATACAGTTATGGACTAATCATCAAAAAGAAAATTGAAAATGTAGTAAAACTTTATAAAGTTTCTACTGATGTTATTAATTATAGAGAAGAAACTGACCCGTGTCATCCTAATACATGGATGAATATTCTTAGTGTATATATGAAAAATAAGCATGATTATACTGTTAAGGATTATATCAGTAATTATGTTCCAAATATTGTTCTACCAATTGATAACAATGGAAGACTGATTGATGCTACATATATTATCCATACACTAATTTCAACTATTAAAGATAGTTTGTATAATTATTATGTATCAACAACAACATATTACCCGAGATATGGTAGATATAAAATGAATAAGGATTTGGATAAACAATTTCCTCCAATTATTCAATACCATTTGGCTCAACTTAGAAATCTTCAAACCTCAACTTATAAAAATAAAATGATTACACAATCAAATGTATATTATTATTTGTGTCAATGCAATGATGTTAAAAATATTAAGACATTGATTCAATTCTTTGCATCAACACCTATTAATGAAATGCATCCTAGAACATCAATGTGTTTTGCGATTATGAATAGTCTAATTTCCTAAATAATATTATCTTATTATATTAGAATGAGCTATTTTTCAACACAAGGTTGGGTTTATATAGTAATAAGTGTAATAGCTACAATTACGGCTTTGATACTTAATATTTATTTGGAAGGCGTTGGTTTATATATGTTTGGTTACCTGTTATATTTATTATTGATATTAATAACAGCATATAATATAACATGCTTAACAACTGGCGAATGCCATTTATGGAGTTGGATAGTTACATTATTATCAACATTACCAATGATATTAATAATAATATTAGTAATATATGGAATAGTAACGAAAACTTAAAAATTATTAATTAAATTCTTTTTTTATAATAGATTATAATATGTATTCTGCAAATTATATTAAGGATTTCTATGATAATATAAAGGCCAATCAACAAGAATTAATAAATAATCATAATAGCTCATGTCAAAAAGGTGGATATTCAATATTAAATAATCAAATAGAAAAAATAGAGATACAAACAGATATGAATAGTATTAGATTGAGTGCACAAAAAGATTTAAATAATAAAATATCAAATATAATGAAAAATATACAGGACGGGGGTGGTAAAACCCTTGTAGATAATATTAAAATATTAAATAAATTGATAAAGCAACAATGTTCATTGGAAAAGAATCTATTGCAAAATATTACTAAACAACAAAAATGTATTAAAAAGGGTAAAATAGAATATTTGAGTAAATATCAAAGCGATTTTAAGAGAGACTTTAAAAAAGCAAATGAATATAATAAGAGTATCAAGAAATTACAAAACCATATTAATAAAATTATAAAAAAAAAAGACACAAAAATAAAGGCAAGTGATGGACAAAAATTACTAGAAAAAAGAAGACAAGTAAGAGTACATACTCTTAATAATCTAAAATCGATGATTAATAAAATTAAAAAATAATTTGTTTTTTTATTTAAAAATTGATATATATAAGATATAGATTTTATTAATATATAAGTAAGGATAGAATGTTTGAAAATTATACCTTTGATATTAAAGACCCTACTAATAAACATAGTTTTGAAATAAATAATATAGATTTAGCCATCGTGAATGGTTTAAGGCGCACAATTCTTACAGATATTCCAATTCCAGGAGTGATTGGAGAAAAATTAGATAAAGATGAGCCAACCGTTAATATTATTACAAATACAGGTGCATTACATAATGAATTTATTATACATCGTATCGGACTTATTCCAATATGTTTAACAGAAGAAGAAATTGAAATATACGATGATAATAGTTTGAAGATTGAGTTAAATGTAAATAACGATGGCAATAAAACGCTAAATGTTAAAACAAGTGACATTAAAGCTACAATGAATGACGAAGAGTGTCTGAAAAAAAATTAAAAGAGCTTTTCCCACCCAATAAAGTATCCAATGATACTATCCTAATTACAAGATTAAGACAAGGTGAACATTTACATTTTAAAGCTAATGTTGTAAAAAGAACAGCGCGTGATAACGCATCTTTTAACCCAGTATCATTATCTAATTTTACATTTATAGAAGAGCCATCGGAAGCATCAAATACGATAATGTTTTAGATAAAGAAAGATGTTATATAAAAATAAATATGGAGACCCTAACA